GCTAAAGGACATGAGATGTATTTAAGGCAGCAAAGGATAGAGCATAGTACAATAGATACATCTGTTAAACCTGGAAATATGTAAGGAATCTTTTGCCATATCTCCAATAACAGGTGAACGCGAGACCCCTATCAATTTCTGCGAGTAATGCTTTCATCAAATAATTTATGCCTAACCAAATACAATTCCTCGTCGACCAGTTCGGCCTGGCCAACACCGCATGGTTTATCCGGCTGATGAAAAGCGGCACCACTCCAGAGCAGATCGTCGGTTCCCTGGTGCCCAGCAACTACGACAGCCGAAGGGACGGCGTCTTCCGAGCGCTCCAATTCGCCGGCAACCTGCCCGACTCGATGATGCCCCAGGAGATCAAGGACGCCTTGCAGCCATGACACAAAAGGAATACGGCGACCGCATCGGTATAAGCCAGCCGCGGGTCGCACAGCTTATATCTCAGGGGATGCCCATGGACTCGCCCGAGTCGGCCGACCTCTGGCGATCTCAACACGTTAGGTCACGAGCCAAGTCTATTCCTAAACAGAAGAACGTACCGGACCCCACCGCAATCGAACAGGAAGGCCCCTACAGGCCCATTGAAGCCGAGAGCCCTCTCAACACCGCAACAGCCGCCACCGACTCGCCAGAAGGCGCTTACGAAAGGCAGCGGCAAATCGAGCGTGCGGCCTATGACCTGGCCGTCGATGCCCTCCGCGGTGGTCGAGCCGACGCCGGCCGGCTGGTGGCCATCCATGCCGCGGCAGCCAAGAACCTGACGAGCGCCAGGGACGAGGTGATCACCCAGGCCGAGAAGGAACGGCGCCTGGTCTCCGGCGACTGGGTCCGCCGGGTGATGCAGGAGCACGACGGCGCCGTGGCCTCGCTGATCAAGGCTATGCCTAAGCAGCTCTCCGGCCGTATTGCACCACACGACCCCGAGCACGCCGAGCGCGAGCTGACCCGGTGGGTCCAGGAGGTGGCGCTTAAGACACTACACAACACCGACCCATGGAAATCCTGACCGACCTCCAGCGCAGCCTCCTGGACTACCGCCGCAATCTCTACCGGCCGACACCGATGCAGACGGTGGTCGACTGGGCTGAAGCATCTCTCCGGCTGACCCAACGGCAGACCGAGCACCCAGGACCGTTCAGCACATCGGTTCGACCGTATACCAGGGAGCCCATGGAGGCCTGGAAGGATCCGACGGTCTACGAGGTGACCCTCTGTTGGGGATCGCAGACCTCGAAGACGACCACTCTGATGGCCGGCCTGGCCTGGCTAATCGCCAACGAGCCGAGCCCGGCCTTGTGGCTGATGCCCACCGAGAGCCTCGCCAGGTCATTCTCCAAGTCACGCTGGCTGCCCATGCTCGAGGACAGCCCGGCCATGCTCGAGTGTTACCCGGCCGAGGCCGACAAGATCACCAACCTCGAGCAGAACTTCACCAGGTCGACCCTGACTTTCGTAGGATCCAACAGCCCGGCCAACCTGGCCAGCCGCCCGGTTCGGGTGCTCATCGCCGATGAGGTCGACAAATTCGCCGAGGCCACAGCCCGGGAGGCCGACGCCTTGGACTTAGCCGAGCAGCGCCTCAAGAGCTTCTCCAGCTCCAAGGCCTTTATGACCAGCACACCGACGGTGGTCGAAGGCCGGATCTGGCAGCGCTTCCTCCGCGGTGACCAGCGTCGCTACTACCTGCCCTGCCCCCACTGCCGGGAGTACATCAAGCTCGAATGGCGGCAGGTGACCTGGGACGACGCCAAGGCCGAGGACGGCAAGCACGACCTCGGTAAGATCCGAGCCTCGGCTCACTACGTCTGCCAGTTGTGCCAGGGCAAAATCACCGACTCTCACAAGGTGGCAGCCCTTCGACATGGCCAATGGCGACCAGAGAATCCAAACGCCATGCCCGGTGTGCGGTCCTACCACCTAAGCAGCCTTTACAGCCCCGACCGCAAATGTACCTGGGGCTATTTAGCAGTCTCATTCCTCGAGGCCAAAGCCTCTATGGCCGGCCTTCAAGGCTTTATTAACGGCAACCTTGCAGAGCCCTGGGAGCAGCAGGACGTGCAGCAGGAGCGCACCGAGACCGCGGCCACCGTGACCGTCGATGGCGGCCGGCGCTATCTGACCGCCGACGTCCAGGCCGTGGCGCCCTTCCTCTGGTGGGTGTGCCGCGAGTGGAAAGACGGCAACTCTACCCTGATTGCTGCCGGCCATGCCGATGACTTCGCAGCCCTCCGCCGGGTGCAGGTGGCCCTCGAGGTCCATGACATGGATGTCGGCATCGACTCGGGCTTCAATACCCAGACCGTGTACGATGCTTGCGGCAGTTATTCCTCAGTGACCTCGAACCCGATCACGTTCCCTTGTGGCCTCCGATACCCACCAGAAGGCGGCCTCCGCAAGCCCATGGTGATTGGCTGGATGCCACTCAAAGGCCGGGAGACCGGCGCGCGGTTCACAGCAGCCACCGGGGCGGTGCATCCTTTCGGCCTGTCGACATCATCCTCGATGAGGACCGACGTGGTGCAGCCCCTCCTGGTGTTCGACACCGAGCACCTCAGAGATATGCTGTCCCGCCTGCGAAAAGGTGACATCGACCGGGAATGGGGCGTCCATCAGGATCCGCCCAGCGTCCAGGCCGAAGGTGCCTACATCGCCGATCCTGAACTCTACTGGCGACACCTGGACTCTCACGTCCTACGCCCCCAAGCCAACCGCGCAGGTCGAATCAAACACGTCTGGGTTAAGAGAAATCAGAAATGGCCGGACCATCTTCACGACTGCGAAATCATGCAGCTCGCCATGGTGATGCTCTGGAATGATCTGGTTACGTCAAGCGAGTCAATAGCCAGCTAACCTATTGAAGTCACCCTGGGATCGGTGAAGATCCGCCCGAGGTGTTCACGTTTACCGTAGCCATCAAGAGGGCCTATCTCCGCAGTGTCTATGCGACACTGGGCGGTGTGACGCTCCTGGCTGCCCTGGCTGCTAAGTCTATCGCCGCGGCCACAGTGATCGAGTCCGGCCAGGTGGTCCGGTCGACATCATCCTCCGATGTCTCGGTAGAGTTCGCTGAGCCCGGCAAAGGTGCCCCCACACCATCCGAGATGGTCGAGATGTGGGAAAGCCTTGTCGATGACTACGACCTGGCCGTCTATTACCTTAACCAGGACGGTATCGCCAGCCCCACCGACACCCAGATCTACAACAAAATGGTGGCCGTGGTTCTGGTTGCAGCCACCAGTTTCGGCGGCGACTTCTCCAACTTCCGCCGTGAGGCGTCCTACCGGATGGGCATGAGCTGATGGGATTCCTCGACACCATACTGAACAAGTTCCGGTCGGCGCCTGTCGACCGCTACGAAGGCGCGTCCAACTCAATACGCCGGTCCTTCCTCGACACCAGCTACACTTCGGTGCGGTTCGATGTGACTGCCTCTACCCGTCAGCAGATCGTCCGAAAGAGCCGATTCTTTGAGCAGAACAATGCGGTGATGAATCGCCTGGGCGACCTGTTCGAGAATTACACCGTCGGCAGCAACTTCTCGGTCCAACCGGCTTCCTCGAATCCCGAGTGGAATCTCCGAGCCAAAAAGTGGTGGGACACCTGGAGCCGCTACCCTGACATCGGATCCCGGCAGTCTTTCGGCACCCTGATGTCGCTGGCAGCCCGTGGCTGGTTCTACGATGGGGAATCCTTTATCCTCCTGACCAAGGGCGAGACCGGCCGGCCCCGCCTGCAGCTAATTGAGCCGCAGCAGGTCTCCACGCCCAATGGCCAGGAGGGTCTTCCTGATGTGTTCGATGGTGTGCGATTCGACCCCAAGACGGGTCGGGCCATCTCCTTTTTCTGCGGCCAGGAGCAGCAGCAGGGACAACTTACCGACATCCGGTCCATTTCTTCCGACTCGGTGGTCCACATCTACGAGGCCCAACGTGCCGGCCAGCTCCGCGGTTTGCCTTTTGTTGCGTGCGTCATCAACGACCTGCACGACTTGGACGACTTGCAAAAGCTCGAGATGGAGTCCTGCAAGCTCGCCTCCAGCGTGGCCCAGGTCATTAAGACAAGCTCCGGTGAGGTCCAGGCCACCAGCCTCCGATCCGGTGTTGCTGGATCCCAGGGCACCGCTCAGAACTACTACGAGAACATTTTCGGCGCCTCGGTCAAGGTGCTCAAGACTGGCGACGAGTTCGAGCAGTTCGCCGCTGACCGCCCCAACGTCAATATGCGCGAGTACTGGCGCAGCCTCACCGAAAAGGTGTGCGCCGGCGTCGGTATTCCTTACGTTCTGGTCTTTCCAGAATCAATGCAGGGCACCGTCTACCGGGGCTCACTCGATATGTCGTCGGTGTGGTTCAGGAGTCGGCACCAAGTGATGGCCTCGGCCGCCCGTAGGATTTGGGAGTATGTGATGGAATACGCCATCCGTACCGACCCCACCCTGCGAGACTCTCCTGACGACTGGTACGAGGTGGCCATCCAGGCGCCCCGGGCTCCCAACGTCGACGTCGGTCGCAACTCAGCCGCCCAGCTAAACGAGCTTGGTGCCGGCATTACGACCTATGACGAGATCTACGGTGCCCGAGGCATCGACTGGCGATCCGCCCTGGAGGCCAAGGCCCAACAGGCCCGGTACATCCAAGATCTGGCGGTCAAGTACGGCCTCGATGTCTCCGAGATCTCCAATTCTCAAAAGCAGCCGATAGCCCCAGAGCCGGCCGCTGCCGCTCTCGAGCAGCCGCCTTCCGAAGAGATGCCCGAGCCGATCCCGGCCGAGCCCATCGAAGAGGTGGTTGCGGTGCTCGAGCCCAAGAAGCGGAAAACCAGAGCCAAGAAAACCGAATGACTAAAGTAACCAACTGGCTTTCCTACAGCCCCCGAGCCTCGGTCCATGAACCGGCGGTGCTCCAGATATTCGACCAGATCGGCGAGGACTGGTTCGGTGGTTCAGGCATTTCTGCTAAGGCATTCTCCGATGCTCTCCAGTCTGTAGGCCCCGGCCCCCTGGTGGTCGAGATCAACAGCCCTGGCGGTAACGTCTGGGACGGCCTAGCGATCTACAATATGCTGCGAGGCCGGCAGGCGCCGGTGACAACCCGGGTGGTCGGTATCGCTGCCTCGATTGCTTCCGTCATAGCTCTTGCAGGTGACAGCATCGAGATGGCCGAGGCCTCGCTGTTCATGATCCATGACCCGTCTGGAATGGTGGCAGGCACCTCAGACGATATGCGGAAGATGGCCAACGCCCTCGACCAGCACGCGGAGATCCTGGCCGGCATCTACACCAAGCGCACCGGCAAGACCTCAGCTCAGATCCGCGCGGCAATGACCGCGGAAACATGGTTCACCGCCCAGGAGGCCATCCAGTTCGGTCTGGCCGACAAGACCACCGAGCAGCTCGCCATGGCCGCCTGCTGGCATCCTCGGGCTGTGACCAAGACCGCCCCTGAGACCGTCCGAAGCAATCTTCGCCGAGGCCTCGAGCAGTATGCCGAAGGCCTGGCCGGTGATGGCCTCGAGAAGCAGACCGTCCTGGACGCCGAGGCCCTGGTGGCCGGTGAGGCGCCCACCGAGGACAAGATCCGCACAGCTAACGCCTGGTGGGGACGCAATGAGCGCTTCCTCGAGGCCGAAGCCAACACCCCGGCCGACGTGGCTGCCAACCTCTGGGGAGGTGCCGCCGGCCGTGACTGGTTCAAAGCGCTTTATGCCCAGCTCGAAGCCGAGGAGGGCGAAACCACAGACAAAACACTTTCGACCGGCAGCACTAACGCTGCCGACGATGGCGCGACAACCGCGCCGACATCACAGCAGACACCACACGATATGACTGATTCCAACACCGTGGTGGCGGCCGCTCCTAGTGCGCCGACCGCCCTCGACATCGACGCCATCGTCGCCAAGGCCGTGGCCGCTGCCATCAGCGCCAAGACCCCCACCGCCGCCCCTGCACCGGAGCCCGTCGCCCCGGTCCGCATCGAGAACCTCGGCAATGCGCTGCTCGAGAAGCACAAGGGCTTTCAGGCCGGCAATGACCGCCGCAAGTTCCTGGTGGCCAACCACTCCGAGCTGTTGCGCCAGAGCGCCATCCACGCCCCCCAGAACGCCAACACGTTCGCCTCGGGCCTGGTTGTCGATTATCTCGCCGACGCAGTGATCACTGTGGCCGCCACTCGTTTGGCCCTGGTCTCCGCTTTCAGCCGCAACGTCGGCCTGGACAACCTCCGGCCCCGCGCCTCGGTTCAGGTCAAGAAGTACACCACCGGCACCGCTGCCCAGACCAACCCGACCTCCTGGGAAACCAACAACGATTCGACACTGGCCGCCACCTCGGTCACCGTGAACCAGATCTCGAAGAACTTCACGGTCACCCAGCAGGAGCTTAACCAGGGCTTCATGCTGTCCGACCTGGCTGCCGGTTCTGCCGACCTGTTTGCCTACGGCATCAGCGACGTGCTGACCGCCCTGATGGTCTCGGGCAACTACGGCACCGCAGTTACTATCGGCACCGCGGCCAACTTCGACACCTCCGATCTACCTGCGATCCTCGCCCTGGCGAAGAACTACCGCAGCAAGAACCTCATCCTGGACGGTGGCCACATCGCTCGCCTCCAGTTCTCTGCCGCAAGCAACAC